GAGGAGCTGGTGCCCTCGTTCAGGCTTGTGTCGTGGGCATAGATAGCCTGCATTTCAGCCTGCTGGGCACCCATTAAGGCTTGCTGGGTATCCGCAGAAGATTGGATTTTGATCTCATCGAGTTTTATTTCTTCTACTTTTGCTTGCCCTGCATAGCCTGCCGCAGCCAGTTGTAGCTCACGCTCAGTTTGCATGGCTGCTAACTTTAGCTCATGCCCTTTGTCTGCCCGATCTTGGAAGAAATCCAAAACCTTAGGCAACCCGCCCATCAGGAAACTTATCAGCGTAGAAAGTAATGTCAGCATCAGTGTTTACCTCGCTCTTCCATTAGTTTGATCCGAACTTGCAGGTCGTGAATATCTTTGTAGATTTCTTCTTTCATGGCATGGCGGCGCTCTGCACTTAACGGGCTGTCAGTTGGCACACCCTGCGACGTAATCAAAGCGGGCATCTGGCCTTCAATCTTTGTTAGGCGTTCAGAGAAACTACCTACCTGCCCAAGCAGCCAAACGATTGCGGATAAAGCGATGGGGATTATCGCCTTCATAATGTCTTGCATGTTCATTCATCACCCCCCTGTCTAAACATCCACCACAGTTACTCCGGTTGTTCAGGCCAAGTAATCGTCCAAGGGAAACCGTCTTGTGCCGTTACATCACGCAACGCCTGACGATACGTAGCCCACACAGTTTGATCTACCGGCGAGTCTATTACCTGTGTCCAATCGGACTCTTTTAGCTTTTCGTTACGGCTTGATCTAACTGACTTGGCTTGCTCCGCGTCTCTAGCGGCTTTGTATGCAGCCTCTTGTTCCGCCGCCGTTTGCGCTGGCTCAGTCTCAGTAGCAGGACGATCCGCAAAGATTGGGCCAAGGACGTACTTAGTGAACCACCGACCATCGACCTGCTCTACACTAGCAGCTTGCGAGTATTGGTACACGGTACCGCCGGTCGCTTGTGGGCCTTCAAAGACTACATCAGCACCCAAGGCTTCTAAAACCTCAGTTGTTGTTGTCTCCCATGTAGGGCCACCATTGGCTTTTGTGTACGCACGAAACTCACCTTCATACATTACCGCACCATTTGATCTGATTCGTACTTGCATGATCTTTCCTTTAAGCAAATTCTGGAAAAGAAAAGCCAGATTTATTATATCTAGCTCTCCACTCTACTGTTGATTTTGGTATGCCTAACGCGTCAGAAGCCGCTTTAGCAGTAACAAAATATCCTTTTGGCGTATTAACACCTCGTTGTTTATAATGGTTTCCCCCGCCAATAGCCAAACTTATTTTTGCCTTTACTTCAAGTCGGTGCATAGGGTTTAACTCTCCAACAGACCAAGGGTTCGGCTTACCAAACTTGGATTTTGATATTTTTTTGCGCGTTTCTTCAGACACAACTTTGCCCAAATTTCCAACCCTGACATTTTCCCGTCCAGTGCCGATAAACACATTTTCAACTTCATACGCACCAACATCGTTATGCCGACACATACAGAACTTGCTTGCGCCCCGACCTCTTTGCTCAAGTTCCCCTGAATCCGTCCACACAGCAAGCCATTGCTCAAAAGAAAGCAAAAACGGAATCCCACGGGCTAAAGCGTTTTGTTTTTGCATCTTATATCGCCCCATCAATGTTGATCTACGTTTTGCTAATGCCGCATTTCTTGCTGGCTTTTGGCACTCACGGCAAACTCGTCGATACAGTCCATTGTCTTTTCTAAACTCAAACTCTAATAACAACTTCTCAATTAAACATTTCGTACAAACTTGCATGGCGACTCCTTGTTAGGTTATCGCCAATTATACTATACGCTACGCCACAGCAAGGAAAATGTATGTACCACCTGAAGCATTTAACGCTGCCGGTGCTGCTGCGGTTACTTTAAAGCCTGTGGTGTCGGTGTCAACGTAATTGGTGCTGGTGACTTCAGCCGCTGTACTGTTGAGTAGCAAATACGGATCGTTACCTGACGTAATGCCACGCGCCGAGTCCCATACGTACCAATCACCAGTAGAGTCAGCGCGTTTAATAAGCACGAACCTCGCCCCGCTAGTAAACCCGCAAGCTACCGTCTGTAATGCGCCTGTGCCTGTGTAGCTGCCTACCTTAGAGACACCAGCGCAGGTTGCGAATAAGTAAGCGACGTAAGTGTTGCCGGATGAGTTTGTCCAAAGTCCTCCACCAGCCAATGTAAAAGTTGTTGTTGTTGGGACAGTTGCAGTCCAAAAATCAGCGTCTAGCCCTCCCGCAGCAAAATCAACATTTATATAAGGTGTTGATCTACCTGCGCCACCTATGTTTGTGCCTATTATGTTTTGTGAATACACAGGCCAATAAGCTGTTCCATTTCTTCTTTTTACAATTATTAACTCTGGAGCAACACCAAGATTGTGATTAACTGTTTGATTGGTGTCTAAGCCCGTATAGCAAACCACATCAAAGAAGCCGGGTGCGCGACGGAATAGATAATTTACGTAACTATTCCCAGATAAATTACCGCTTCCACCAAATGCAGTAGATGCAGGCCATTTAACCGCGTCATTTGCATCAAATTGCACAGTTTCTGTTTGCGTTATTTCCGCAACCGTATCAACAGGAGTTAAATAACGACCAGTTCCAACAAGCCTATTAACAAACGGGGTGTAAGTTCCACCACCTCTATTAAGCGTAAGAACTGCATCTGTAGATATTAATGATGTTGATACAGTCACTGCGCTTCCTGTTCCAGTTCTAGCAATTGGCGCAAACACAGTCGTACCCAACGTAGGCACTTTCATCGGGCCACGACGTATGGCTATGTAGATGTGTGTTTGTCCACCTGAACCCAATCCACGAATTTGTAATCCTGTAGCGGTTGGAATCCAAACACCACTTCCATTTGACACTTCAGCGCCTGATGTATTTGGTATTAGATACCTAGAATTTGTTACTGACATGTCTCGCATTATGTCAGATACATACCAATCGACTACACTGGTTGATTTAGTAATGACAAATTGTGGTTCATATCCAAGTGTCACATCAGCATTAGCACCGCCATCAGTAGTAAACGTCCCGCAGCTAATCACATTGTCCGTACCAGTAAGGCCAAAGCCTCCTGCGTCGTGGGCGAATAGGTAGGCTACGAATGTATCGCCTGAATAATTAGTTCCTGTCCACGTTCCAGTAGTAAATTGCGTAGATGTTGGGCTAGTATTATTCCAAAATGAAGTAGCAGTAACAGTAGCCGTAGTAGTATTAAGATAAAGTGCGCCAGTTGCGCCAATAGACCTATGGTAAACAATCCAATCTGTAGCTCTACTAATATTTTTTACCATAATACATCCCGGCACAGAGCCAAGATTGTGAGCTACTGTTCTGCCAGCAACTCCATCCCCCGTATAAGTCACAATATCAAAGAACTTAGGCTGTTCGCGGAATGTCCATGAGACGTAAGGATATGTGCTTGCATTTATACCGCTTCCACCTGCGGTTGATAATGAAAAGCCATCTGAATTAAAAGATGTAAGTCTGCTATCAGTTGCAGTTTCAGCATCAGTTAAATTAGATTGTAGTGCCTTACCAGCGCCTCTTACCGTATCGTATAAATAATGCCCATTACCAAAAGCTCCGTCACGGTATTTAATCCAAGTAAGCCCACCATCACCAGCTAAATCAATACCGTTGGTAATCGTCTGCGTAGAGCCATTACCGGTATAGAGATACGTAGAGAACATGTCCTCGATGTAGTTAACAGCAGTTGCCTGTGCAAACTCACCAAAGCCTTGGGCAGATGCAGCGCCACGGGTAGCTATTAAAGGCATGTTGTGTCCTTATGCAAACTTAGTTTGTGAAGTGAACACGGTAAAAGCCGCATTGCCCGTCTTGATAATCGTGTACATATAGACATCAACTGCACTTGCGTTACCCGCCGCATAGGCAGTACCGCCTTGGTATTTAGGTGTCACGCTGCTACCGTCAACCTGAACCGCACTGTTGTAATAAGCTGTAGCACCGTTGGTCACTAAGAAAGCCACAGTCACAGATTCACCAGTAGCCATCAAAGTATTAAGCGATGTACCGCTAGAGCCACGGAAGTTGACTGTGAAGTTACCCGAAGCGTTGGTCGTGTAGTACAACACGGCTTGAGTGGTTACGTCATAGGCAATTGTGCCTGTGGCCGCAGTAGCAGAAACTGTGGAAGTCTCCAATACATCGGCAATCTTTAAACCTGCAATGCTGGCCGTACCGATAACAGTCATTTTTTGGGCAACGGTCAAATTACCCGATGCGGCTGTTAGTGCGGTTGTACCAGCAGACTGTAGCGCCAATTCACCAGACGCATCACCGGTAATGATTGCCCCACCTGTTGAAGTATCCGCATTAATCGTTGTGGTCATGTCTTACTCCAGTGCTTGTATTTGTGCAGATAACGCAGTAAGTTGCGCCATCAGTTGTTCTTTGGTTGGTGCGGGTGGCGTTACCACTTCAGGTACAGGGCGGTTATCTACAAACTGACCGTTAACGTAGTCCCAATCAATGCCGCCGCTTGTTAGCTCAACCCAGCCTTGAGTAGTTGCGTAGTCTGCCTCGGCAACTACCGTATTGATTACTTTACCGTTTTCGATAATTGCGTAATTTGGCATAGTTGTTCCTTAGTATTCAAAAATTACTACACCAGCCGCGCCAGCACCACCGGCATAAGTGCCTGTACCACCAGCACCACCTGTTCCCACAGTGACAGTTAAAGTATTTCCCGGCGTAAGTCCGGTAAAGTATTTAATTGACGCACCACCACCACTGCCACCATTACCTATCGAACCTGAAGCAACAGAGCCACCGCCGCCGCCACC